CCTAAACAGTATAGTCAATTATTTCAGTCAGTTGTGACCTTAGAACCAGACTACAGAAACTTTACTTGTTTGTGTCGTAATGTGCCAGAAGAAAATGTTGTAAAGTATCAAGCGGCTGTAGGTGATGTAGAATCATCAATTGAATTAGAAACCAATCCAAGATGGCATGAAACCAATACTGGTGCATTAAAAATAAAAGGACTTGGCAATATAAAACAAATCACAATCGATTCATTAAATCTCAACCCCAACTTGATACATTTAGACATAGAAGGATTTGAAGCATTTGCGTTGTTGGGTGCCCAAGCGACAATTGCTAGGTCAAAGCCTTTGATTGTGTTAGAAACCAATGGCAGTGGCGATGAGTATGGATGGCCACAAGAGAAAATTGATATTTTATTGCGTTCTTGGAATTATGAAATTCATGTTGCGTGGGACCACGATACTGTTTACAAATACACTGGTTAAAACTATGAGAACATTAGAAGAACTTAAACAAGATTTTGTTGAATTAAAAATTCAACCCACTGCTTGGTTGGGAGATAGCCCAGATCGATTTGAAACCTACACACGCTATGCCCAACAGGTTGATCGTATTGTTGAGTTTGGAGTATACACTGGACTAAGCACCTGTGCATGGTTAGCCGGCAATCCCAAATACCTTCGTAGTTACGATATCACTGACGAAAATTTAACTGTATTGCCTGAGCTAGATCACTATGCTAAAGAACATGCGATAGATTTTAAATTTGATCTTGGCAACAGTCTTGAAATAGATATAGCGCCATGCGATCTATTGTTTATTGATACTGTGCATAAACGTCCGCATTGTTTAGCCGAACTTGAACGTCATGCTGATCAAGTCAGCCAGTATATTATTCTACACGACCCTAGTGAGTGGCCTGGTGTGTTTGAAGCTGTGATCATATTCTTACACAACAATCGTGCCTGGCATATAATTGAACATTGTAATCGTGGATCTGGCTTACTAGTGCTAGAGCGTTACCGTGATTAACGTTGTGTGTGTTCTTAAGCAAGGGGGCAAGGTTGGATATGATGCCACTTGGGTAGAAAAATTAAAAAATTCTGTTGCTAGAAATTTAACTCTTGAACATAAATTTATTTGTTTAAGTGATGTTGATGTTCCGTGCCAACGCATACCATTGATTGGCACCAGCGCTGGATTCTGGGCCAAGCTAGAACTGTTTCGTCCTGGATTGTTTACGGGTCCTGTGTTGTATATTGATTTAGACACTGTCGTCTGTGCCAACCTAGACGATATAGTCAACTGCATAAAAGATCAACAGTTTGTTATGCTGTTAGAAACAGATAAAAATGTAGTGTCCAGTGCCGTAATGTGGTGGCAAGGCGATCATTCTTACTTGTGGGATCAATATTTAGAAATTTCTTCAGAAGCAATAAAAGAACAGTATTCAAAAATGCCCAGGTATGGCGATCAAGCGTTTATAGAAGATTATACTACTCATACATTGCTTCAAGATCATATTCCAACAGAATGGGTTGGATGGTCTAGCCAACGAGAAATACCTGTAAATTCTAAAATATTAATTTTTAGAAAAATTAGTCAAAAGCCCAGCACCATGTTGGGTCATCCACTGGTGCAACAACACTGGCATTAATTTTTCTGTAGGCAATATTCTGTAAGCATACGTTCACGATGCCACTCTTCTGCTTGTGGCGTATCAGCAAACTCGTGAAAACTAGGTGTGCCCAAGGTATAGTGTAGCAGCTTGGCATCCTTGTTGGGGCCAAACTCGTCGGGCAACCAGTTCCACTCAATAGGCAAGTCTCCGATACGGGCATCGTTGATCCACGTAAACCTATGCAAGTATGCGCCAGTTGAATTTTGTATAAACTCTGGTGTTAAACAACGATTGGGATGGTTACTACAGTTCCAAAGTATCACACTGGACCAGTTTTTGCGTGGATAGTTTTCGTTCTTTGACCCAAGATACTTTTCAGTCATGCGTGTTTGATAGTCATGTTTGACTACCATTACATCTTTGCTGTGATCTCTTAGGTTCCATAACTTGGTAATATCGTCACGCACAATCATATCGCCGTCAATAAATATTGCCCAGCCAGTGTAACTCATTAAGTGTGGAACCAAGAAACGACTGTATATAAACTGATTACTTCCGTCGGTATGTGTTTCATCATAGTCTTTGAGCAAGTTTAAAGACAAAGGAATAATGGCAACCGGTTGGCTAGCATGCCTAATAATGCTGTTGGCACACACATGATAAGCCACAGCTTCACGAGGATCATAACCAATAAAAATTGGGATTGGTGTCATGCTCGTTCAATATCCTCTTCAACACAGTCTTCACCGTATTGAATTTCGATTAGTTTTAGTGGCTGGTCAGTCTCGTTGCAGAGCTGATGCCATTCATTGAGTTTAATCCAAGTTGCTTGATGCTTTGCTGGACTAGCCATTAAGTCATATTCAGTGCTATGCGGGTCAACTGTGTATACTGTTGCTTCGCCTTCTGCTACAAACCAAAACTCTGCACGTTTATTGTGTCTTTGCATACTCAGGCATGCGTTAGGTTTAACTGTAAGTTCTTTGAGCTTGACATGATTGCCCACTTTGTGTAATACACAATAGTATCCCCAAGGGCGTAATGTCTTAGGAGCCCTCCATTCTTCTAATATCCAACTTGAACTATTAGATTTGTCTGTTCCGCCAACCCCAAACACAAATTCTATACCGGCAATTGCCATTTCTGGAATATTTTCCTGTGTGCGGTCACCACCATTGGCAAATACAATACGATCTTCGGGATAGTGTGCGCGAACTTGTTGTAACAAATGACAAGCTGTTCCATCATCGTCATCAAATGTGTATACTTCATCTACACTGCTTAAATTATTAAGCACACAAAGACGTTCTTGCCACGGCATGAATGCACGACCTTTTTTACGTGCAAGCCACTCGTCGCTGTTGATACCCACAATCAGCATGTCGCCTAGTAACCGTGCTTCTTTGATCAGTTTTATGTGCCCAGAATGAATCGGGTCAAACCCGCCGCTGACTATTACTATTTTTTTCATGTGTGTATTTAAACTATCAAACTGCCATGCTTAATAAACTATGGTCCACCCATGGCACAATTAAATCTTGTTGCTGTAGTGAATTGTGTGCGTATATACTTTTTGCCGCAGACTCTGGTAAAAGATTTAACTCAACTAACTTGTGCCAATTGGTTTCTCGTGGGTTTTGCGGTGTATGATTACTTTTATAAACCACCGCATGTATCCAGGGGTCTGTAGGTGTTTGTTTAAAAAACCCAGCGCCACAATCCCATCCAGCAACGGCCAACATATACATCAAACTAACCATGGTATGATGATAATAACATCCGCTCTGCAATTCATAAACCAATTGTCGACGATGGATTCGTTGAGTAACAGGAACTGTTAATGATAACATGCCGCCTGGACTTGCAATATGCCACCAATTGCTTAACGTTTGTATAGGATTTATTGCATACTGAAATGCATCATGGCACCACAATACGTCAAACCCATCTTCTGGTGCATGTATTTTTTCTTCAAAATTATTACGTTGGTATGCGATATTTGTATAGTCATGCGCAATCGGTAAATTTTCAGCTAGATCTACTCCGACACATTTGATGTTCAACGGTGTAGGATTGTCATCTCTTGTGGTTCTAGTTGCCCACCACCCTAAATCCTCTCCTGACCCGCAGCCAAGATCAATCATGGTACGAATACTCAACATAAAGTCATCGTATTCGTATAACTGATTTAATGTTTCAAGACTGTGATTATGGCTGTCGCCTGGGTGCGTAAACATTATACCTGCACATCTTCCATGCCGGCTGCACGTAATCTTACAATGTGTCCTAGCATAAAGTTTTTACTTTCCATTCCTTTAAGAATACCCAAATATCGATTACGCAGCAATGCTACTTCGTTAATTAACGTTTCAAACTCAATAACTTCATCTTCACCGTCAACATACTTTTCAGCATCACGACTGGTCAACGCACGAGCATATCCTTCAAGATATTTTTGAAAGTGCTTGCGGCGAATTTTGCGTAGTTGAATATTAAGATAGTTTAAAACTGCTTCAATTTCTTGTAGTTGATTAAATCTGTGCTCGGTAATACCAGGCAATGCCGTGATATTTTTTTCAATTAATCCGCCAACGCGACAATCGCGTTTGGCATCATCAAGTTCCTGTTCATAATGAGTAATAAAATCAGGAATATTGCCTAGATCAGCAACAACTTTACTATACCACATT